GCATCTCTGCAGGCAGAGCAAGATTTTGTCGGATGTCATTGATGCTGACGCTGCCTTGTGCCTGGCAGATCTGTACGGCCAGCGCTCTCGCACGTGCCAAGAAGGTGGCATCACGCTGCTCAAATAGATTGAGCTGGGCGTCTCGGATAGTTTGACCTACTGTCATGCGTATCCTTAATTGGTTAGATAGATGACTACCAAGGCCACGACACCAAGCACGTAGATGGCTTTGTCGTAGGGCATGGTGAGCAGCTGCTGTGAGTGGTTAATCAATGAATTCTGGATGCGTAATTCATCGAGCGACATAGTGTGGCGTTTGGCAGGCTCATACCGTGAGCCTATGGCCACTTTGCCAGTGTTGTACGGTGTGATATTACGCATGGCTAAACTCCTTTAGGTTAATGTTGAGACGTTTGATAAGGGCGTTGACCTGGCTGGCTGCCCACTCGGTATTGCCACGTGGGGTTTGAACGCCACGAGTAGACAACTCTGCAGCTAGGTTACGCAAGGTGTTGGCGCCTGAGATAGCAATCACATCACGCAGGGTTGGGGCGATGCGATCTGCATAGCTGTTAGCACGTGCCTGGATGGCAGCATTGCCTGCTGCAGAGCCGATCTCTGGTGTTGGGCAACCCAGTACTACACCACGTGCTTTGGCTGCTTGTAAGGCCTGTTTAGTGCGCTTGCTGATCTCTTCACGCTCATGCTGTGCAACTACTGCACGTACACCGAACTCAAGAGTGCCAGCATTGGGCATATCAGCTGCGATGATGTCCACGCCTGCCTTGCGTAAGGTCAACAGGAATGCTGCATCACGTGAGAGGCGGTCGATCTTGGCGATCAGGATGGCAGCGCCTTTGCGTCTGCACAGATCAAGTGCAAGCTCCAGCTGTGGGCGGTTGTCGATCTTGCCTGACTCGATCTCTGTGAATTCGCCAATGATGTCTGCTTGGTATTGGCTAACCAGCTGGCGCTGTGACTCAAGGCCAAGGCCAGAGTGACCCTGCTTGGCGGTAGATACACGGTAGTAGGCTACGTATTTCATTTGAACTCCTGTTTCTCGGTGGTTCACGATATCACTGTGATATCGCTTGTGAGTATTCTAAACCCAAATAAATCAACTATTTTCTAGGTGTATACCCTAACGGACAAATTAATTTAATTGTCCTACTGATATCATCGCTTGCATTGTGCAATCATCCTACATCAGACCATGAATAAAACACCCAAGCAGCCAATCTTTGTACGCATACGGCCAGAGACATTGATCATGCTAGACCGTGCCTGCAAGGCGCAAGCACGTAGCAGATCGCAGATGATTGATATGGTCTTGCAAGAGACGTTGACCAGGCAGTATGCGGATCTGAGTGTGCGGTTGAATAACTTAATAGGAGCGCAAGCATGACACCCAAAGAGGCAACCAAGCTGTTAGACATGGCCAAAGATGGTGATGACATAGACGGTGAAGAGATCCCAGCGGAAGTGATCACCGAGGCGCTAGAGTGGACAGATGATATCGAGGCCTACGATCCACCGTGCGAGGCAGTCGAGGCCTGGGTAGAGAAGATGCGTAGGAAGGGTGTATTTTGATTACCACCGTACTAGCAATTGATCTCGGCACACGCACTGGCTGGGCAGCACTCACGCAGGGCAAGGTTGTGCATGGCTGGGTAGATCTGAAACCCAAGCGCTTTGAAGGTGGCGGGATGCGCTTTCTTAGGTTCAAGCAGTGGCTCGGTGAGGTAAGCGCCAGCGTTGGAGAGATCCAGGCGGTTTACTTTGAAGAGGTCAGGCGCCACCAGGGCGTGGATGCAGCTCACGTTTACGGTGGTTTGATGGCCACGCTGACTGCCTGGTGCGAACACCACCAGATCCCTTACAGCGGTGTGCCAGTTGGGACTATCAAGCTCCATGCTACTGGCAAAGGCAATGCAAACAAAGATGCCATGGTGGCTGCCATGCAAGCCAAAGGCCACCCAGTAACAGATGACAACGAGGCCGATGCCCTGGCCATATTGCATTGGGCGATGGAGCAAGACACATGAGAAAACCAATTGGTATCACGTACCCATCACGCATACAAACCGAGACACCAGAAGAGCATGAGGCATTCAACCAGGTTGAGCGCAACAGCAAGGTCAAACAAGAGATCTTGCGTAACCCAAGCAAAGAGGCAAAGCTGCTGATGGAGGTAGCGCTGCTGACTGACCTGGTACGTGAACTGTCAGACCGTGTGCGCCAGCTGGAGGGCAAGCAATGACCAACATTATTTTGATTTCTCTGCTCGCATTTTTGTGCGGGATTGTGTTTGCCTTTGTGGCCATTTCGCTGCTGATCTTCTGGAGTTACCAAGATGAATAAGACCAAGGATTACATAGCGCTGTACAGAGATGAGGACGGCACTGTGGTGGAGAGCCAGACGGTTAACCATGAGGTCAGACAGTGGCTGGCCACGATAGAAGAGTTAAAGTTGGCGCTGTACACCGAGATGCACAAGGTTGAGGACTACAGACAGCTGCTGGATGAGACACGCAAGATCACTTTGGATCTGGCCAAGAAGATCAACGAGGGACGCTAATGCAATGCCCTATATGCCAGACCTGGACAGCGGTCAAAGACACACGTAAACGTGAAGGCAACATCACCATCAGACGGTATGAGTGTGCCAACTTGCACACGTTTAAGACTACCGAGCAGATCACCCAGATTCTGGACGCCACACACATGGAGCAGCTGAAGTTGACCAGGATAGAAAACTTAGCCAAGGCCAGTAAGAGCAGGACAAGAGCGCCCAGGAAGTCTAAGAAGGCTAGTTATGCATGAGACACAAGTACATCTACAGGAAGGCCAGCAATGCGCCCTCACCCAGCCTGGAATGCCTGCTGATGGCCAGCGCCAGGGAGCTGCTGACAACCTGGGAAGTACTCAAGGACAAAGCATTGATAGACAAACACCTGGCCAGCTTAGACAAAGTCTATGGCGCAAACGTAGAACAGAAGGTACGCCAGTACATGAGAGAGATCCACAGAAATGAGCGCAATGCCAGATAACGTGCTGCCATTTGAGCTGCCAAAGAAGCCCAGGCTAAAGCTCCAAGACCCACTGCCAGACCAAAGGAAGATCGTGGTGCTGCCATTCAAGGCAGTGTTCGACAAAGAGCTTGGTGCAGCTGGTGTAGCAGTCCTAGCAGGCCTGTGTGCGTTCTGTAACCGTGCTGGCATTACCTGGGTTAGCCAGAGAAGACTAGCTGGTGACTTAGGCATAAGCCAGCCAGCAATCAGTAGGCAGATCTCCAAGCTCAAGAAGTTGGGCTACATCGAGGTACTCAGGAAAGGCTATGCAAAGGCTAGGAATGAGACAGTCAGAGTGATCTTTGATCCAGAAATTACAGCTGAAGAGGCTATCGCAATGGTGTCCAACAAAGAGGATGCAAGGCCACCAGGACTCATAGCAGCTGAAGAAGAAAGGTTACAAAATGAGGTAGACAAGGAAGGCCTCAGACGCATAGCAGACATGATCAAAGAATCCATCACCAACCGTAACAAAGTAACACCAAAGGAGTACGACATGAAGAGAAAGACTAAGGCATCTACATCTGTGGATAACTCAGTGGATAACACTGTGGATAATACAAACGAGCGATTACATAGGGTTATCAGTGTCGATAACATAGGGTTATCAAAAGACACCGTATTTAACATATCTAATATTAACTTAATAATAATGAATGAACACAAAATGAAAGTAAGTGATGCAGATGTCAAAGCCAAGTTGGACATCCTGCTGCCTGCCTACAAGGCCGAGGGCATACCACCCACCGATCGCCTACTTGCTGAGGGAATAGTCCACATGATAGGAGCGCAGACAAGGATGGATGCCTATTCCGCGGGTTCTGTGGCACCGTGAAGGCCATCAATATGCCAAGTCAATACCTCGGTAGCCACCAAGCACTTCAAGGCCTTGTAGAGCCTGTTATCTGCTCTTGTACAAAACCCATAGGTTCGTCTGCAATATGTACAAAGGAGGCACTCCCCCCTATAGGCATTGCTTTGTACAGGGCGGGAGGGTGCTTGGATGCTGTCAAACACCATATGAATACAAAAGCACTATACCTCCCCCCACCCACCCACCTGTGCGATAGGGGGTCCTACTGAATTTTTCCCACCTTTCTACATGAGTACCTTTTTCTACATTCACATTTTCTCTATTTTTTCAACCAAAGGACTAAGTTAATGACTACTAACTACGAATTAAGACCTGGCCAGGGATCTGCTTTTAAGAACAAGAACAAGACTGAGGATTGGCATCCTGCGTACAAGGGTGAGGTGATGTTGCCTGATGGGACGCTGCACTGGATTGATATCAAGCCTGGTAAGACTAAGGCTGGAGAGTACTGGTTTGGCATCAAGATTGGTGCGCCAAAGCAGCCTAGACAGACTGGCCAACAACAAGGCATGGTCTTGGACCAGCCAAAGCCTTTTGCTCCAGCTGCACCTATTGCTAGACCTACTCCTGCTGCCAATGCTGTTGCCAGCATGGATGACGATATCCCATTCTGATGGCACGTACTAAGTACCCGACTCAGATCCCACCAGTAGCTGGCTGGGGTGGCACTCGCTCCATTGTCAGGCGGTTGGAGCGCTCCACTACGCTGGTTAAGAACAAGGAGGCCACTGCGTATGCTTTGCTGGCCATGGCTAACACCAAGATCACTGACATCATGT